GCGCACAGTGGATCCTAGGCGTAACTTCATCATTAAATCTCAGATTCTGCTCTGAGTGTGACTTACTGCGAAGAGGCAGACAAATGGGCAACTGCAACGGGGCATCCAAGTCTAACCAGCCAGACTCCTCAAGAGCCACACAGCCAGCCGCAGAATTTAGGAGGGTAGCTCACAGCAGTCTATATGGTAGATATAACTGTAAGTGCTGCTGGTTTGCTGATACCAATTTGATAACCTGTAATGATCACTACCTTTGTTTAAGGTGCCATCAGGGTATGTTAAGGAATTCAGATCTCTGCAATATCTGCTGGAAGCCCCTGCCCACCACAATCACAGTACCGGTGGAGCCAACAGCACCACCACCATAGGCAGACTGCACAGGGTCAGACCCGACCCCCCGGGGGGCCCCCATGGGGACCCCCCGTGGGGGAACCCCGGGGGTGATGCGCCATTAGTCAATGTCTTTGATCTCGACTTTGTGCTTCAGTGGCCTGCATGTCACCCCTTTCAATCTGAACTGCCCTTGGGGATCTGATATCAGCAGGTCATTTAAAGATCTGCTGAATGCCACCTTGAAATTTGAGAATTCCAACCAGTCACCAAATTTATCAAGTGAACGGATCAACTGCTCTTTGTGTAGATCATAAACGAGGACAAAGTCCTCTTGCTGAAATAATATTGTTTGTGATGTTGTTTTTAGATAAGGCCATAGTTGGCTTAATAAGGTTTCCACACTATCAATGTCCTCTAGTGCTCCAATTGCCTTGACTATGACATCCCCAGACAACTCAACTCTATATGTTGACAACCTTTCATTACCTCTGTAAAAGATACCCTCTTTCAAGACAAGAGGTTCTCCTGGGTTATCTGGCCCAATGAGGTCATATGCATACTTGTTACTTAGTTCAGAATAAAAGTCACCAAAGTTGAACTTAACATGGCTCAGAATATTGTCATCATTTGTCGCAGCGTAGCCTGCATCAATAAACAAGCCAGCTAGGTCAAAGCTCTCATGGCCTGTGAACAATGGTAGGCTAGCGATAACCAGTGCACCATCCAACAATGAGTGGCTTCCCTCAGACCCAGAAACACATTGACTCATTGCATCCACATTCAGCTCTAATTCAGGGGTACCGACATCATCCACTCCTAGTGAACTGACAATGGTGTAACTGTACACCATCTTTCTTCTAAGTTTAAATTTTGTCGAAACTCGTGTGTGTTCTACTTGAATGATCAATTTTAGTTTCACAGCTTCTTGGCAAGCAACATTGCGCAACACAGTGTGCAGGTCCATCATGTCTTCCTGAGGCAACAAGGAGATGTTGTCAACAGAGACACCCTCAAGGAAAACCTTGATATTATCAAAGCTAGAAACTACATAACCCATTGCAATGTCTTCAACAAACATTGCTCTTGATACTTTATTATTCCTAATTGACAAGGTAAAATCTGTGAGTTCAGCTAGATCTACTTGACTGTCATCTTCTAGATCTAGAACTTCATTGAACCAAAAGAAGGATTTGAGACACGATGTTGACATGACTAGTGGGTTTATCATCGAAGATAAGACAACTTGCACCATGAAGTTCCTGCAAACTTGCTGTGGGCTGATGCCAACTTCCCAATTTGTATACTCTGACTGTCTAACATGGGCTGAAGCGCAATCACTCTGTTTCACAATATAAACATTATTATCTCTTACTTTCAATAAGTGACTTATAATCCCTAAGTTTTCATTCATCATGTCTAGAGCCACACAGACATCTAGAAACTTGAGTCTTCCACTATCCAAAGATCTGTTCACTTGAAGATCATTCATAAAGGGTGCCAAATGTTCTTCAAATAGTTTGGGGTAATTTCTTCGTATAGAATGCAATACATGGTTCATGCCTAATTGGTCTTCTATCTGTCGTACTGCTTTGGGTTTAACAGCCCAGAAGAAATTCTTATTACATAAGACCAGAGGGGCCTGTGGACTCTTAATAGCAGAAAACACCCACTCCCCTAACTCACAGGCATTTGTCAGCACCAAAGAGAAGTAATCCCACAAAATTGGTTTAGAAAATTGGTTAACTTCTTTAAGTGATTTTTGACAGTAAATAACTTTAGGCTTTCTCTCACAAATTCCACAAAGACATGGCATTATTCGAGTAAATATGTCCTTTATATACAGAAATCCGCCTTTACCATCCCTAACACACTTACTCCCCATACTCTTACAAAACCCAATGAAGCCTGAGGCAACAGAAGACTGAAATGCAGATTTGTTGATTGACTCTGCCAAGATCTTCTTCACGCCTTTTGTGAAATTTCTTGACAGCCTGGACTGTATTGTCCTTATCAATGTTGGCATCTCTTCTTTCTCTAACACTCTTCGACTTGTCATGAGTTTGGTCCTCAAGACCAACCTCAAGTCCCCAAAGCTCGCTAAATTGACCCATCTGTAGTCTAGAGTTTGTCTGATTTCATCTTCACTACACCCGGCATATTGCAGGAATCCGGATAAAGCCTCATCCCCTCCCCTGCTTATCAAGTTGATAAGGTTTTCCTCAAAGATTTTGCCTCTCTTAATGTCATTAAACACTTTCCTCGCGCAGTTCCTTATAAACATTGTCTCCTTATCATCAGAAAAAATAGCTTCAATTTTCCTCTGTAGACGGTACCCTCTAGACCCATCAACCCAGTCTTTGACATCTTGTTCTTCAATAGCTCCAAACGGAGTCTCTCTGTATCCAGAGTATCTAATCAATTGGTTGACTCTAATGGAAATCTTTGACACTATATGAGTGCTAACCCCATTAGCAATACATTGATCACAAATTGTGTCTATAGTCTCTGACAGTTGTGTTGGAGTTTTACACTTAACATTGTGTAGAGCAGCAGACACAAACTTGGTGAGTAAAGGAGTCTCTTCACCCATGACAAAAAATCTTGACTTAAACTCAGCAACAAAAGTTCCTATCACACTCTTTGGGCTGATAAACTTGTTTAATTTAGAAGATAAGAATTCATGGAAGCACACCATTTCCAGCAGTTCTGTCCTGTCTTGAAACTTTTCATCACTAAGGCAAGGAATTTTTATAAGGCTAACCTGGTCATCGCTGGAGGTATAAGTGACAGGTATCACATCATACAATAAGTCAAGTGCATAACACAGAAATTGTTCAGTAATTAGCCCATATAAATCTGATGTGTTGTGCAAGATTCCCTGGCCCATGTCCAAGACAGACATTATATGGCTGGGGACCTGGTCCCTTGACTGCAGATACTGGTGAAAAAACTCTTCACCAACACTAGTACAGTCACAACCCATTAAACCTAAAGATCTCTTCAATTTCCCTACACAGTAGGCTTCTGCAACATTAATTGGAACTTCAACGACCTTATGAAGATGCCATTTGAGAATGTTCATTACTGGTTCAAGATTCACCTTTGTTCTATCTCTGGGATTCTTCAATTCTAATGTGTACAAAAAAGAAAGGAAAAGTGCTGGGCTCATAGTTGGTCCCCATTTGGAGTGGTCATATGAACAGGACAAGTCACCATTGTTAACAGCCATTTTCATATCACAGATTGCACGTTCGAATTCCTTTTCTGAATTCAAGCATGTGTATCTCATTGAACTACCCACAGCTTCTGAGAAGTCTTCAACTAACCTGGTCATCAGCTTAGTGTTGAGGTCTCCCACATACAGTTCTCTATTTGAGCCAACCTGCTCCTTATAACTTAGTCCAAATTTCAAGTTCCCTGTATTTGAGCTGATGCTTGTGAACTCTGTAGGAGAGTCGTCTGAATAGAAACATAAATTCCGTAGGGCTGCATTTGTAAAATAACTTTTGTCTAGCTTATCAGCAATGGCTTCAGAATTGCTTTCCCTGGTACTAAGCCGAACCTCATCCTTTAGTCTCAGAACTTCACTGGAAAAGCCCAATCTAGATCTACTTCTATGCTCATAACTACCCAATTTCTGATCATAATGTCCTTGAATTAAAAGATACTTGAAGCATTCAAAGAATTCATCTTCTTGGTAGGCTATTGTTGTCAAATTTTTTAATAACAAACCCAAAGGGCAGATGTCCTGCGGTGCTTCAAGAAAATAAGTCAATTTAAATGGAGATAGATAAACAGCATCACATAACTCTTTATACACATCAGACCTGAGCACATCTGGATCAAAATCCTTCACCTCATGCATTGACACCTCTGCTTTAATCTCTCTCAACACTCCAAAAGGGGCCCACAATGACTCAAGAGACTCTCGCTCATCAACAGATAGATTCTTTGATTTCAACTTGGTGATCTCAACTTTTGTCCCCTCACTATTAGCCATCTTGGCTAGTGTCATTTGTACGTCATTTCTAATACCCTCAAAGGCCCTTACTTGATCCTCTGTTAAACTCTCATACATCACTGATAATTCTTCTTGATTGGTTCTGGTTCTTGAACCGGTGCTCACAAGACCTGTTAGATTTTTTAATATTAAGTAGTCCATGGAATCAGGATCAAGATTATACCTGCCTTTTGTTTTAAACCTCTCAGCCATAGTAGAAACGCATGTTGAAACAAGTTTCTCCTTATCATAAACAGAAAGAATATTTCCAAGTTCGTCGAGCTTGGGGATTACCACACTTTTATTGCTTGACAGATCCAGAGCTGTGCTAGTGATGTTAGGCCTGTAGGGATTGCTTTTCAGTTCACCTGTAACTTTAAGTCTTCCTCTATTGAAGAGAGAAATGCAGAAGGACAAAATCTCTTTACACACTCCTGGAATTTGAGTATCTGAGGAAGTCTTAGCCTCTTTGGAAAAGAATCTGTCCAATCCTCTTATCATGGTGTCCTCTTGTTCCAGTGTTAGACTCCCACTTAGAGGGGGGTTTACAACAACACAATCAAACTTGACTTTGGGCTCAATAAACTTCTCAAAACACTTTATTTGATCTGTCAGGCGATCAGGTGTCTCTTTGGTTACCAAGTGACACAGATAACTAACATTTAATAGATATTTAAACCTTCTTGCAAAGTAAAGATCTGCATCTTCCCCTTCACCCAAAATTGTCTGGAAAAGTTCCACAGCCATCCTCTGAATCAGCACCTCTGATCCAGACATGCAGTCGACCCTTAACTTTGACATCAAATCCACATGATGGATTTGATTTGCATATGCCATCAAGAAATATCTTAGACCTTGTAAAAATGTCTGGTTCCTTTTGGAAGGGGAACAGAGTACAGCTAACACTAACAATCTTAATATTGGCCTTGTCATTGTCATGAGTTCGTGGCTAAAATCCAACCAGCTGGTCATTTCCTCACACATTTCAATTAACACATCCTCCGAAAATATAGGCAGGAAAAATCTCTTTGGATCACAGTAAAAAGAGCCTTGTTCTTCCAATACCCCATTGATGGATAGATAGATAGAATAGCACCTTGACTTCTCACCTGTTTTTTGGTAAAACAAGAGACCAAATGTGTTCTTTGTCAGATGAAATCTTTGTACATAACACTCTCTTAGTCTAACATTCCCAAAATATCTAGAATACTCTCTTTCATTGATTAACAATCGGGAGGAAAATGATGTCTTCATCGAGTTGACCAATGCAAGGGAAATGGAGGACAAAATCCTAAATAATTTCTTCTGCTCACCTTCCACTAAGCTGCTGAATGGCTGATGTCTACAGATTTTCTCAAATTCCTTGTCAATAGTATATCTCATCACTGGTCTGTCAGAAACAAGTGCCTGAGCTAAAATCATCAAGCTATCCATATCAGGGTGTTTTATTAGTTTTTCCAGCTGTGACCAGAGATCTTGATGAGAGTTCTTCAATGTTCTGGAACACACTTGAACCCACTTGGGGCTGGTCATCAATTTCTTCCTTATTAGTTTAATCGCCTCCAGAATATCTAGAAGTCTGTCATTGACTAACATTAACATTTGTCCAACAACTATTCCCGCATTTCTTAGCCTTACAATTGCATCATCATGCGTTTTGAAAAGATCACAAAGTAAATTGAGTAAAACTAAGTCCAGAAACAGTAAAGTGTTTCTCCTGGTGTTGAAAACTTTTAGACCTTTCACTTTGTTACACACGGAAAGGGCTTGAAGATAACACCTCTCTACAGCATCAATAGATATAGAATTCTCATCTGACTGGCTTTCCATGTTGACTTCATCTATTGGATGCAATGCGATAGAGTAGACTACATCCATCAACTTGTTTGCACAAAAAGGGCAGCTGGGCACATCACTGTCTTTGTGGCTTCCTAATAAGATCAAGTCATTTATAAGCTTAGACTTTTGTGAAAATTTGAATTTCCCCAACTGCTTGTCAAAAATCTCCTTCTTAAACCAAAACCTTAACTTTATGAGTTCTTCTCTTATGACAGATTCTCTAATGTCTCCTCTAACCCCAACAAAGAGGGATTCATTTAACCTCTCATCATAACCCAAAGAATTCTTTTTCAAGCATTCGATGTTTTCTAATCCCAAGCTCTGGTTTTTTGTGTTGGACAAACTATGGATCAATCGCTGGTATTCTTGTTCTTCAATATTAATCTCTTGCATAAATTTTGATTTCTTTAGGATGTCGATCAGCAACCACCGAACTCTTTCAACAACCCAATCAGCAAGGAATCTATTGCTGTAGCTAGATCTGCCATCAACTACAGGAACCAACGTAATCCCTGCCCTTAGTAGGTCGGACTTTAGGTTTAAGAGCTTTGACATGTCACTCTTCCATTTTCTCTCAAACTCATCAGGATTGACCCTAACAAAGGTTTCCAATAGGATGAGTGTTTTCCCTGTGAGTTTGAAACCATCCGGAATGACTTTTGGAAGGGTGGGACATAGTATGCCATGGTCAGACAGGATCACATCAACAAACTTCTGATCTGAATTGATCTGACAGGCGTGTGCCTCACAGGACTCAAGCTCTACTAAACTTGACAGAAGTTTGAACCCTTCCAACAACAGAGAGCTGGGGTGATGTTGAGATAAAAAGATGTCCCTTTGGTATGCTAGCTCCTGTCTTTCTGGAAAATGCTTTCTAATAAGGCTTTTTATTTCATTTACTGATTCCTCCATGCTCAAGTGCCGCCTAGGATCCACTGTGCG